ATTCAACATCCTCTGCCCATAAATATTGTAATTCTACGAAAGATGTAATAGAACTTGAGTTTTGAATGCTCACGGCAATCTTTGTTCCAGCAGCATATACTTTGAAAATATGACTGGAAAACCTGACTGCCTGTGCCACGACTACCTGAATCTTGTCCAGCAACAATCAGCTTCTTATCACTTGGACTTATGCCTGTGATGTCTATATCGGCTGCTGTCACACGATTCATCTGAGTCAACGCTGGTCCATTCTTTTTCGTATTCAATTTCTCAGGAACATATTGCACACCCAATGTACCTGTGAGAATAGCATTAGGATAAACCTTATATCGAACTGGACCAGATGTGGCCTGAAGACTTCTTGACTCAAGCACTACATCTTTATCAGCAGGAAGTTGGATATACAACCAGATAGTTGCTCCTGCTGGTATAGAGAATTCTTCTGTTAACTGATAAGCCTTGCCTTCTTTTATTTGTCGTGCAAAAGCACCCTCTTGCACAGTAGCAGGCATATTATACCAACCCATAGTATTCTCCTTTTTGACTTTCCAAAGAACACTCGTGGGAATATTCTCAAGAAAGCTAGGAGAGGCCGAAGCCCCTCCATGCACCAAATCTATTAGGTAGAACCAGCTACCGCTAATTCTTAGGTAGAAGTGGTGAGCTTGTAGAGTACCGCAGGCTTAGTGCAGAAGAACAGCGGGGCTGTTTCAACCTGAAGCTCGTGGAACTCATCTTTCGGATCAGTGAACTCGTAGGCGAACATCTCACGACCGGCTTGGTTTGCACCAGACAGCTTGTTGTTCGGACCAACGTAGCCACGGAACAGATCACGTACACGCGGGATAACGTGAGCTTCACTGTCAGCTACGGCTTTCTCGGTAGTACCGTTAGGCAGCAGGAAGGTAGCCGGATAGGTGAAGAAGCGAACACCACGGTAAACAAACACATCAGAAACACCCCAAGGCATATACTCGGAAATGTCACGCTGATACTGAGTGTTAGAAGCAGCGTTCAGATATGCTTCACGAACCTTCGGATGGTCGATAAGTTTATCGAAGAAGGTTTCACCACACATGATGTCGATACCGTTGATAGTACCGCCAGACTTCAGGTTAGACTGTACGCCACGCTTAACTTCAGCAATCTTAGCGTCAATGTTGGTAGCAGCAGTACCAAGATCAAAGTCTACAGTCGGCTGTGCAACACTGAACTCAGTGAACATATCTGCCAGAGTAGCACCGTCAGGAGTAGTAGATACACCTTTCAGGGCTTGGATCATCATATATTCGTGAGTTTGGTCCACAGCACGACGCATATCTTCCAGCTTGGTAATGCGAACATTAGCCAGAGTCTCGGGAGAATCAGGAGTACCCGGCATACGCAGGGACTGAATGTCTGCCGGGGTGATGTAGTCGTGATGCTTGAAGTAAGCCAGCGGCAGACTAAAGGTCTTCACGTCACGGTCTTTACCGACAGTTGCTTCACGAGTACCACGCGGAACTTGCGGAAGCAGGGTAGTCTCAGCTTCGTTCTTATCGAAGATGATAGCAGTCTGGCTAGTCGGACGAACAGAGAAGATACCCTGATTCTTAACCCAGCCATACTGATTCGGGATTTCGTTAATTTCCTGAGTCCAATCCGTAATACGGGAAATATTGGACACGTCACGAGTAATAGGCATTGTCTAAATAACTCCTTAAATTAATTCTTTAGTTGCTGAGAGTCAGGTTCACACCTGAGTCATTACTTTCACGCCAAGACCTTCCAGTGCAGAAGCAGCATCAGCAGCGGTATGATCACCAAGGATCAGAGCGTCGTCAGCAACGCCAGCAGGGCCACGATACAGGACAGATACTTGGGTATCGGTGGTAGCAGGAATGGACTTGTTTTCAACTACGACAGCCTGAATTACTTCAGAGCCATCAACAGCAGCAGGATCAGAAATCACCCAATCACCACCAGTAACTTGACCGAGCAGCATACCGATTTGATAATCAACAGCAGCAGCTTCATTGACAGTTACTTCCTTGCGGCAGTAGCCTACGTGAGTGCCTTCCTCGTACTTAATCAGATTACCCAGCTTAGGGTCACGAGTGCCAATTTGTGTCATTTGTTAAAACCTCCAGAGGTATTAGTTTTATTGCTTTGCGTAACGCTGTTTGATAAGATCAGATACCATAGATTTCTCTACAGTTTCTGGATCAACTTCAAGCTGTTCACCGGCATCACCTTCTTCTTCGAAAGTAGCAGCCTCAACAGCATTTTTTGCAGACTCAAGAGCTTCCATAATTTGCTCGACACCATCCATACCCATCTCGGATGCTTCGTACAGGAAGGTAGCTACAGTCTCTTTGGCGTCTGCTTGAACAAAAGAGTAGCCATTGACCAGCTCTTTATATTCTGCTTTAGCCGCTTCAAGTTGTTCTTTCTCATAAGCAGCCAGTTTTTCTTTCATTTCAGCGGTCATGGTTTCAGCTTCTGCTTTAGCCATTTCCTTGAGTTTGGCTTGGCCTTCAGGCGTAGCCAGCATTTCTTCAAGTGTCATATTCACCTCGTTATCTTCTTGGGATTGCATAGAGGGATCAGAAAGGTTTTCCTGTCCCTCTGAATTACCCTCCAGCAATTCACTAGAAGGGGCAGCCTCAGAACCTTCTTGGGTTTCTGCGGCGGATTCTTGGTTAGACAATTGCTTGTCTTTCTTCCATTTAAACAGCGGCATTCTCTTCTCTACCTGTGATTCGTCAGATTTTCGATTGTAGTCGTCGGCAAGTTGAGCTAGATAATCAACAAATTCCTGAGAGGTCATTTCTTTGTCAGCCAAGCCCATTCGGATCGCATCAGTTGGTCTAAATGTCTTGGCTTTAGTGTCCCTGATTTCTCCAGCCGACATATTTCGAAATTGTTCTACGTGCTTAATGAAATCGTTGTACAGAAGATCAGTATCTTTCTGGAGTTCTTCAATGAAATCCTCTCTGAGCTTCCCGTCCTTTTCGTAAGGAATTTTGGATTCACCAGAGTAAACAAAAACAACCTCAGACCCTTCCTCAATCTTTTTCGGAAGATCATTGACGATACTGACAACAACACCTATGGAACCAACCTTAGCCATCGGGTTCATAATTATAGTATCGGAAATACTTGCGAAGACATATCCTGCCGAAGCAGCTAGCCCGTCCACATAGGTGATAATTTTGACATTATTTTCATCAGCTAGGCGGCGCATTTCCATCGCCGTTTCCATAGAAGAATACGCAGAACCCCCCGGCGTATCCATATCAAAAACAATAGTATGAGCACCCTGTTCAACCATAGATTCAAAATCAGCCAACATCTGCTGATAGGTGTTCATTCCGCAAAGTGCGCTGAGAAAGTTCCATCTATAGGTTAGACTGCCCTCAATAGTCATCAGACCAATACCGTTTTCAACAGTGGGCGGGGATTCTTTAACCCACTCTCTGGCCTCAGATTGAGAAGCAATTGCAAAATCTTCGCGGGCGTTTCTTGAATACAGATATTCTTGAACTCGCTGCAAATTTTCAGCAGTAGTCAGTAGCGGAGTATTGGTAATAGACCCAAGGAGCCTATTCACTTCATGTGCCATATTTGTCTCCTTTAGGCATTTTCGTTATTTCCGACAGAGGGATCATCTGAAACTGTATCGCTAGTTCCCTCTCCTGCTGTTTTGAATCCATCCGCTGCCCTACTATTAGATTGATTAACAGGCATGGGATCATCATAAGCAGCCTCGGGAAGATCAGCGATTTTCCTCAGAGCGTCATCCAACTTTTTATCAACTGAAATGGCGTTGACGGAAATTGCTCTTTGCAGGAATTTACCAAGATCATCCAAATCACGATCTTCAATCTCACCAAAGGTTAACTTTGGCATTTCCTTTGAATCAAATCGCCAACCGTTGATGGCTAATGTTTGAGGGACAAGCTCACGATTGATAACTTCTGCGATTGTCTTTAGGTATGACTCAAGAGTAAGAGCAAGGATATTA